TAGCAATTGGGTGGTTTGGGGGTTAATTGTAAAGTCTTGTAAAGACACTTCACGCCAGCCTCTGTTTCGGGCAGTATGAACTTATTGAAACGGGAGAACGCAATATGCCAACCAAACAACAAAGCGGCGATCAGAGAGATGAGCGAAACAAAAAGCTCATAGAGCAATATGCCAAGGCGGTTATGAAAACCAAGAGGTATAAGCAAAACGTAAGAAAGGCTCCACCATTTTAACCCAACAAATTTCCCCTACCCTTTACCCGCTTAACAGCGGGTTTTTTTTGGGTTATAATTCCATCGCGGGTTTCTCTCCTGTTCTCCTTCCCGTCGGAACGCCAGCAATCCGTATAAACTGGCACTAATTTGGAGAAGGGTATGGGTGAGGTAGTAGGGTTAAACTTTTGGCACGGTCTAAAAGACGACGACATAATCCACGCCTGCCCCCATTGCGATGGCGCAGAGTTTTTTCTCATGTCGGACGGTAGGCCAGTATGCGCCAACTGCGAATCGCTCGTAACAAACTTAAAAATAGTCGAGGTTAACCGTGAGCAAGGGATCGACACAAAGGCCGACTAATCATAAAAAATACTCCCAAGGTTGGGATAACATATTTAAAACCGAGGTATCTAATGAGCGAGAACGAAACACCAAAGAAGGAAAAGGGCGTAACACTGAAGCAGCTAACTCTAGCTGTCCAGGAGATGGCGCACTTCTCAGGACAAGAGAGAGTGTTGGATAAGTACGGCATTCCCCGCATGGAAAACGCCGCTCAATCTGAGTACCGAAAGAAATAACACTGTTATGGCTAGATCAAGAGTAGACGAAAATAGGGAGAAATTGCGCCAAGCTGCAAGGGATAAAATCAAGTCTGAAAAGGTTATCTCGCAACTTATTGAAAATGCTGAGAAATTACAAACAGGGGCCGAGTCAGACGAGGGGCTATCATCAAACCAGATAGGCGCATACAAAGCAGCCAACGAAATACACTTCAAGCTGCTTAGCAAAGTGCTCCCAGATGTTAAGGCAATTGAAGCAGAGGTCAATATATCCTCGCATGAATCCGCACTAGATGAGCTTAAGTAAAAAAGAGAAGGATATTCGCCAGAGGCTAAAAGACGATTACGAACACTACGCCTCTAAGTGTTTATTCATTCGATCCAAGTCGGGTAAGACTATCCCGTTCATACTGAACAAGTCTCAAACCTACATACACCAACAGCTAGAAAACCAGTTAGAGCAAACGGGCAAGATACGCGCCTTGATCCTTAAAGGTAGACAACAGGGCTGCTCAACGTACACCGAAGGCCGTTTCTACTGGAAGGTGACACATAACAAAGGTGTTAGGGCTTTCATTCTCACGCACGAACAACAAGCCACTGACAACCTTTTTGATATGGTGGACAGATACCACCAGAACTGCCCTGCACTGGTAAGGCCCACAACAAGCACCGCATCATCTAAGGGGTTGTCCTTTGGCGAGCTAGACTCTGGTTACAAGGTGGGAACTGCGGGGACTAAGGGAGTGGGTAGGTCATCCACCATCCAACTGTTTCACGGGTCCGAGGTTGCATTCTGGCCACACGCCGAAACTCATGCCGTTGGGATTATGCAAGCGATACCAGATGGTGATGGGACAGAGGTTATATTGGAGTCTACCGCTAACGGCTTGGGTAACTTCTTTCACGACCAGTGGAAAAAGGCTGAGGCTGGTCTGTCTGAGTACATTGCTATCTTTGTGCCTTGGTTCTGGCAGGATGAGTATAGGGCTGAGCTTCCCGATGATTTCGAGCTAACCAGTGAAGAGGTCGAGCTTAAAGATCTGCACAAGATCAGTGACGCGCAAATACTTTGGCGTAGGAAGAAGATCATAGAACTGTCTGCTGGCGGTGTGAACGGCGAGACTCAGTTCAAGCAAGAGTACCCAATGACATCGGCTGAGGCGTTCCAGATGTCCGGCATAGATACATTGATACGGCCAGATGCTGTGATGAGGGCGCGCAAGAACAAGGTTAAAGGCGTTGGCCCTAAGATTCTCGGAGTTGATCCTTCTCACGGCGGGGATAGGTTTGCCACTGTGTTGAGACAGGGGCGCAAGATGCACCAGCAAAAGACATTCGTTAGGGATCAGGTCGACACTCTTCAAAAGCGGGTGGCCATCGTTTTAAATGAGATAGAGGACCATAACCCAGACATAGTGTTTGTCGACTCCGGCTTTGGGGCTGACATTGTTGACTACCTTAAAGGAAATCTTGGTATTCGCAACGTTAGGGCTGTGGCCTTTGGATCGTCGCCTCAAGACGCTCGCAAGTACAAGAACAAGCGCGCAGAGATGTGGGGCCGCATGGCTGAATGGATAAACGATGAGAACGAGATCACACAAGTACCAGACGATGACGCTTTTCATGCTGATGTGTGCGCTTGCCCGTACTCTACTGACCTAGACAATAGGATTACCATACTGCCTAAAGACAAGATCAAGAAGGAGCTAGGCTTCTCTCCCGATTTGGGTGATGCTGCTGCTCTGACATTTGCGGACAAGGTTCGCTCTTTAGATCACGCGCCACCTCAAGCGGTGCAGATGAAAACAGACTTCAATGTGTTTGGCTAATGTTCGTAGTATTCACAGACGCGGATTATTGGGCTGTGCAGGGCTGCAAGAAGGGTTTTAGACACTGCTACCTTATGCGCAGCGACCATGATACGGTCTGGACTATCTTCAACCCTTGCCGATCCCACCTAGATGTGTCCTATGAGCTTGTTTCCGATTATCCAAGCCCTTTGGACTATGCACTAGCAAATGACACAGTAGTGAAGTATAATCCCAAGACTACGGGTTTTAATCAGGGCATCACTGTGATGTCTTGCGTTGGGGTGGTTAAGTACATGCTTGGAATCAATGCGCCATTCGTGCTAACCCCTTATCAACTTTACAGGCACTTACATGACTGAAGCATACGACACGCTGACGGGACGCAAAGAGAGAGAGCAGGCAAAGAGAACCGCACGACAAGCCGAAGAGAGCATAGGCCGACAAAAGCAATTGGAAAACGCACGACTAGCTGAAGAGTCTGCCGATCTAGCAGAGGCCAAGGCTCGCGGTCTATCTGGGCGATCTGGAAGACGATCCCTAGTGAAGACCAGCAACCGAGGTCTAGTATCTAATCTTGGCGGCGCAACAAATCAATGATTGATGTAAAAGCCCACAAGCGTCGCATTGGTGCGGCGGGTGAGTTGATGGAGAACTTTCGCTCCATGCTCCAAGTGGCTTATGACTACACTATCCCCGAAAGAAACTACTGGCGTGCCAAGTCACCAGGCAAAGAAGAAAACATCCACATCTACGACGAGACTGCGGTTAACGGCATTGTAGTTGCGGCCAACCGTATGCAGGGCGCTTTGCTGCCCCCTCAACAGAAATGGATGGACTTTGCTGCGGGTTCTGACTTTGGCGAAGATCAAGACAAAGAAGTAAACGACGCGCTCACCGAGGCGACCAATGTATTCTTCTCCTACCTTCACCAATCCAACTTCGACACCGAGATTAATCCAAGCCTGCAAGAAGTTCTTATCTCTGTTGGGTGTATTCAGATTGATGAAGAGCCTATTGGCGCTAGAGTGCCATTTAGGTTTACCCATGTACCTACCTGCGAGTTAAAGCTCGAAAGGCCGCTTAAGGGCGCTGTAGAGAACATACACAGAGAGATTGAGGTAGAGGCTAGGTCGATTCCTGTCACTTGGCCTAAAGCAGACATTCCTCAAGACCTAAAACAAATCCTAGATCGGGACGAATACTCTAAACAAAAGCTGACCCTATCCCAGATAAAAGACGAGAAGAGTGGAAAGTACACGCTGGTTGTCTTGTGGAAAGAGCACATCCTGTTTGAAGAGGATCGCAACTATAAGTTTATGATTGCCTTCCGAGAATCCGTGGTGCCTTCTGAAGTCTTTGGTCGTGGGCCGATTATTCGGAATCTTGCAGTTATTCGTCGGGTTAACAAGGTTACTGAATTCATCCTTCAAAACTCTGCCATTCAAATTGCCGGCATCTATACGGGCGTTGGTGGCGACACGTTCAACCCCCATACGGTTAGGATTGCTCCGGGCACTGTGATACCTGTTGAGTCTAATGATAATGCGAATCCCACGCTAAGGGCTTTGGATCGCGCTGGCGACATTGGGCTGGGCAATATGCTCACCACTGATATGCAGGAGGTCATCAAGAAGGCTCTCTACATTGATCCTTTGGGCGACATCACCGACCCGACCAAGACAGCGACAGAGATCACCATACGCAAGCAAGAGCAGATACAGAACCAAGGCGCATCTATTTCCCGCCTAAAGACTGAGCTTTTGCAGCCTATTGTCCAATCTTGCACCGAGATACTGAAAGAGCGCGGCAAGCTGCCCAAAGAACTTAAGGTAAACGGCGCAGAGATCAAGATCGTGTATCAGTCTCCCTTAGCTAAGGCTGAGAAGATTGAGGACTTCCAGAATATGCAGACGTTTTTAATGACCATGCAGCAGTTATTCGCGGCGCAGCCGGAAGTAATGGCTGGTATTGTGAAGATCGAAGAACTGCCTTCAGGCATCGCAGAAATGCTAGGGGTGGATTCCAACTACATACGCTCGGAAACAGAGCGACAACAAGTAGCCGAGGCGGTTAGCAATGTTGAACAACAAATGGGGGGAAATCCCCAAGCCGGAGCGCAACCAGCAATACAGTGAGTTAATTCACCGTGTCTTTGCGCAGAATGAAGAAGGAGCCAAATTATTGAAGGCGTGGTCTGAAGAGATCATGCAATCAATATCTGTAGACCCCGACCCCCATAAACTGGCGTACACAGCCGGATGGGAGGCTAGGGTTAAGTTAATCCATGAACACATTAGATTAGTCGAGGATAAATCATGAGCGAAGAAGTACAAGACGCGGATAGCGTAGATGTTGAGGCGGTAGAGAAGGCGGCGGACAATCTTCGCCCTGATTTCTTGGTTGATAAATATCAAACAGTGGAGGATCAGGCAAAGGCTTATGCGGAGCTAAATACTGAGTTTGGCAAGAAGGCCACAGAGATAGGTGACCTCAAGAAGTTCCAAGAGGAGGCCAATAAGGTGTACGGCGCTCCAGAGGAATATGAGACTCCGACCTTTGAAGAGTTTGAGGTAGATATTGCAGACCCTCGCTTCGGCGCGTTCAGAGAGTTTGCCAAAGAGAACAACTTGTCTCAGGATATGTTCAAGAATGGCTTAGAGCTGTTTCACTCGTTGGATTCGGCCCAGAGCCAAGCTAACGAGGAGTTTGCCAAAGAAGAACTGGCAAAGCTAGACAACGCCGATACGCGACTTAAAAACATCCAAGATTGGACGTCGGCCAACTTGCCAGATCACGCTGACGCACTGGCTGACATTATCACCACTGCTGACGGAGTAAAGGCTATTGAGGCGCTGCTTGAGAAGGCAGGTAAGTCTCCTGTGGCTCCATCGGACGCGATCCCTGCCAATATCCCATCACTTGAAGAGATCAAGGCCATGCAGTTCGCTACGGACGATAATGGCGAAAGAAAGATGCGAAACCCACAGTATGCCGCCAAGGTTCAGAAATTAATGGAAGCACGTTTAGGCAAAGGGGATTATCAGCAGTTCGTTGGGTAGTTGCCCTTTGTCCAAGTCTTTTGTATAATCGACAAGGTAAAGTATTGGATACCCTCTTATGGCCTGATACGGAGCAAAAGCATTGCTTG